GATTACACTCACGAAGACCTACGTAAAAGCTCAGAAGCAAGAAAGGAAGTGGCTAGATCATTAGCAATCTTTTCAGCATTTGCAGAGGGCGTCGCATTGTATTCATCATTTGCAGTGTTATATTCATTCCAAATGAGAAACATGCTCAAGGGCATTGGTCAACAAATGAAGTGGTCTGTACGCGATGAATCGTTGCACTCAAAAATGGGATGTCAGTTATTTCGTCATCTATGTGAAGAATATCCTGAATTAAAGGATTCAATTCAAACACAGATCGAAGATGCTGCGCATCTAATGGTTGAGATGGAATTAAATTTTATCGATAAGATGTTTGAAATGGGTGACTTAAAGAATTTAAAGGCAAATGATTTAAAAGAGTTCATCAAGAAAAGAGCAAATGAAAAATTGAATGAACTTGGGTATGCTTCGATCTTTGAAATCGATAATAAAGCAGCAAGCGAATTGGATTGGTTTTATCATCTTACAGGTGGACATACGCATACCGATTTCTTTGCGGTTCGTTCAACAGATTATTCAAAGGCAGGCGAAGATGAGAATTGGGATGAAGATGCCCTTTTCAGTTAATAAAAAGATATTGATTACAAATTATGTTTAAAGAAGAAGAAATGAATGAAGAGATAAATCACGGTAAAGAACTAGGATGGGAATTAGGTGTAGATTTTCCGATTTGGGCAAACACTGAGGTGTATGTTAAAACAGTTTCTAAAGGATATTTATTGAAAGGAGAAACACCGAAGGATGCATACTGGAGAGTAGCATCGACAGTCGCAAAAAGAGTACAAAAACCAGAGTTGGCAAGCAAATTTTTTGATTATATGTGGAGAGGCTGGTTAAATCTAGCCACTCCAGTATTTTCAAACACTGGAACTGAAAGAGGTTTACCAATCTCTTGTTTTGGAATTGATGTTGCCGATTCAGTTTATGATATCGGTGCCAAGGTTTCTGAGATGATGCTATTGGCAAAACACGGCGGTGGAGTTGGAATTGGTGTAAATCAAATCCGTCCAGCTGGTACAAAAATCAGTCAAAATGGTACCTCTGATGGTATCGTTCCATTCATTAAAGTATACGATTCAGCGATCTTGGCAACAAGCCAAGGAAATGTTAGAAGAGGTGCAGCTTCAGTTAATATAGATATTGAGCATGGAGACTTTTGGGACTGGTTAGAAATTAGAGAACCTAAAGGTGATGTTAACCGTCAATGTTTAAATATCCATCAATGCGCAATAGTTTCAGATGCATTCATGCAGAAATTAGAGCAAGGAGACAAGGAGGCTAGAAAACGTTGGGCTGCATTACTTAGAAAAAGAAGAGCAACTGGTGAACCATACATCATGTACAAAGGTAATGTAAATCGTGCAAGTCCAGATGCTTATAAAAAAAATGGATTGAAGGTTTATATGACGAACATCTGTTCTGAAATTACTCTTCATACTGATGAATCACACTCTTTTGTTTGTTGTTTAAGTTCAGTGAACCTAGCAAAATACGATGAATGGAAGGACACTGATTTAATCTATACTGCAACTTGGTTTTTAGATGGAGTTCTTTCTGAATTTATTCAAAAGGCAAAATACATGGCAGGATTCCAACACGCAGTTCGTTCTGCTGAAAAAGGTAGAGCATTGGGTCTTGGAGTTTTGGGATGGCACACATATTTACAAGAAAGAAATATTCCATTCGATAGTTTAATGGCTCAATTTGAAACCAGAAAGATCTTTAGTCAAATCAAAACTGAATCTGAAAAGGCAAGTAGAGACATGGCAAAAGAGTTTGGAGAACCACTGTGGTGTGTTGGAACAGGTTTTAGAAATACTCACTTAAGAGCCATCGCTCCTACGGTTTCTAACTCTAAATTATCTGGAAACGTTTCTGCTGGTATCGAACCATGGGCAGCAAATGTATTTACCGAACAAACAGCTAAAGGTACATTCATTAGAAAGAATCCAACATTGGAATCTACATTAGAATCCATTGGAATGAATACTCCAGATGTATGGGATCAAATCCTAAGAGATGGAGGTTCAGTACAAGGAATGGACTGGATGGATTCATGGTATGTTCAAACTGGTACAAAAACCGATCCAATTTCTCAAGAAGCATACGACAGCATCGGATCAATGGAGAAAGATCAGTATGTTGCTTTAAAGGACGTATATAGAACCTTTAAAGAGATCAATCAATTAGAATTAGTTAAGCAAGCAGGTGTACGTCAGCAATACGTGGATCAAGCAGTTAGTTTAAATCTGGCATTTCCATTAGAGGCTGAACCTAAATTTATAAGTCAAGTTCACTTAGAAGCATACAATCAAGGTATCAAAACTCTTTATTACATGAGAACAGAATCAGTATTAAGAGGAGATATTGCAGCCAAAGCGATGGTTGATTGTCTTTCATGTGATGGGTAAAAATAGTCGAGGTTTGAAGACCTCACTTAGGACCGGTTATAGTTATATGGCCGACCAGGGCTAGAATTCGCTACTCTAGCCCTATTTTTATTTTTAACGATACCACCAATATTAAACTAAAGGAATCCAATTGGATCCCTTTTTTTATGTGAAACATTTTCCAATTTTAGGATAGAATAACTAAATATTTAAAGTTAAACTATTATGAAAGTAACAATCTCAAAAGTAGATCAAAACAATTTCGTGGCATTTGTTAACCGCCTGAAAGTTATTGATTCTTTTATCTACTTCAAAATCAAAAATGACAGTATCATCTCTTCGGCGTATTTGCCACAGCGAGATGCAGTAAAGCACCTTCAATTCCCTCTATCCGAGGTATTTGTAATTGAAAATCCAATCGCTACAACCAAAGAGCTTAAAGTAGCATTCTTTGATGCATCTAAATTGATCGATGCGTTCCGTCAATTTGAATTTGAATCAATCCAAGCAGAAATTGAATTCATCGAGAATGATGAAGATTTTGTGGCATCTACATTTAAGATCTTCAATGATGAATTAGAGATCACAATGTCTTGTTCTGAACCAAGCTTAGGTTACAAAGACTTGACCGAATCACAGTTATCAAACATCTTTAATATCGATGGAGCAGACGTTCAATTCGATATGACTTACACTGATGTTTCTAAGATCAAATCATTATTTGGCTTGGACAAAGATGAAACATTCTCAATCTCTTCATCTAAAGAAGGTGTACGAGTTAAAGGTAAATCTTACAATAAGTTAATTAATACAACACAAGCAGCGAAATCAAATGTGACTGTTTATAAAAAGTATTTGAATCTTTTCGATAAAGAAGACTATGCAGCAAACGTATTCTCAAACAGAGTCGTTTTACGCTCAAAAGATTCGAACACTTTATTAACAATTGCAACTTGTCAATCGTCTGATTAATGATAATAGAAGAACTTTTAAATAAAACTGAAGAAGAGTTAACACTCGATGAGCTTAAGAATTTGGCAGAATACTATACAAATGAATCTGCCAAATTCACAGCTTACGAGCAAGCCGTTAAAGTAACGCTTAACTCTATCTATGGAGCCTTTGGTAACAAGTGGTTTCACTTCTTTAATATCGATATCGCAGAATCGATAACTCTGCAAGGGCAAAATGCGATCTTGTATTCTGAGAAGATCTTAAATAAGTATTTCCAGGAATTCTTTATAAAAGATGCTGCAATCCACAAACAATTAAATATCAAAGTCAAAAGACAGATCTTAAAACCTGCCGTAATTTATATCGATACCGATTCGAATTATGTTCAGTTTCAGGAAATGTATGAATCTATTGAATGGTTGGGTGAAAAAATGGACATTGTAACATTCATCCTTACAATTTATGATCTTAGGATTAGAGATTATGTTGTAAAGGCATTAGATAAGTATGCAGAAAATACAAACACAGATTCGTTCTTGGTATTTGAATTAGAATCAGTTGCATACTCTGGAATCTGGATGGCAAAGAAAAAGTATCTTCAAAACCTGGCATGGGATGATAAAATCACCACAAAGGAAAGACATAAAATGTTGAAGAAGATAAAAACTGTTGGGTTTGATACCATTCAATCTTCAACACCGATGTTTGCCAGAAAGAAATTAGCAGAAGCTTTGCATATTCTATTTGAAAAGAAACCGACTCCAGAAACTCTTACAACCATTATTTCATTCTTAAAGAAGGTAAAGAAAGAGTTCAAGATGACGAATATTGATGATATTTCCTTTAACAAAAGAACCAATAACATCGAAAAGTACATCGTAGACGATCATATCGAATTTCAATATGGTTTAAAATGTCCTCCGAATGTTAAAGCAGCAGGATTCTATAATTATTTGATGAATACAAATCCAAAGTACAAATCAAAGTATCGTATGATTTCAAATGGCGAGAAGCTTAAATTGTATCATTGTGATAATAAATTAAGTGACATGTTCGGTTATTTGTCAGGAGATCATCCTTATGAAATTGCTCCTCCAATCGATTACGAAACTCAATTTGAAAAATCAATTATCGATCCATTAAATCGAGTTTTAGGATGTGTAGGTCTTCAAACATTAAATAGAAACTTAATTTATTCAACAACACTTTTTTAATATGAATATTGATTTATCGAATTTTGATGAAGCTCAACTTTCAATTGTTGAGAGGTACCAAGCAATATTTGCAAGAGTCAAAACCATTCAAACCAGAATTCAACTTCTTGAAACAGATTTAAAATCTGCCCTACAAGAACTAGAAGATCTTCGTGTAGAAGAACAAAAAACACATAATACAAACAACAATGGCAAAAAGTAACAAACAATTTACGTTCGATGATTTAAATGCCGAACTTTCTGGAATTAATCCTCTAGGATCGGTGATGGAAATGTCAGATTTCAGTGAAATAACAGAATACATCGACACTGGTAATTATCACTTAAACGCATGCGTTGCTGGATCACTTTTTAAAGGATGGCCAAACAATAGAGCCTGCTCAGTTGCAGGACCTTCAGGTACCGGTAAAACATTCTTAATGTTAAATACTGTGCGTGAGGCAATTGCTAGAGGTTATTCAGTGATCTATTACGATTCAGAAGCAGCAATTGATAAAGATCTAATGAAAAAATTCGGTATTGATCTAAATAAAGTAAACTACCAACCGATCAATACGGTGCAGGAGTTTAGAACTTCAGTGACTACAATCACTAGAAAGATGCAAGAGGCTAAAAGAAACGGTGCAGATTTACCAAAGATCATGATTCTATTAGATTCTGCAGGTAACTTAGCAACTCAAAAAGAAATCGATGATGCGGTATCTGGATCAGAAAAATCAGATATGACCCGTTCAAAGATTTTAAAATCAATCTTTAGAATCATTATGACTCCATTGGCTGATTTAAAGATTCCTTTTTTGTTTACAAACCATACTTACATGTCTCAAGACTTTATGCCTTCGATAAACGTTGGAGGTGGTACAGGTCCTGAGTATGCCGCGTCTATCGTATTGATCTTAACTAAAGCACAATTAAAAGATGGAGATCAAAAAGTTGGTATTGTGGTAACTGCAAAACCTGCAAAAAACAGATTTGCAAAACCAAATCCAATCAAATTCCATTTAGACTTTAGTAAAGGTATGAATAGATATGTTGGATTAGAAAAATATGCAACATGGGATATCTGTGGAGTTACCAGAGGAACAATTGATCCTAAAACAAAAGAAAAGATTCCAAAAGATACAGCAAGAACTTGGATCTGTAAGCACTTAGATAATACAGTTTCTAATGCAGAATTCTTCACAGATAAAGTATTTACTCCAGAAGTATTAAAACAAATCGATGAGTACATCAAGCCATTATTTAACTACAACACTGAGGCTGGTGATTTTACGATCGATGATATTATAAACGAAGAAGATTAAAATGAGTAACACCGAAGTACTTCGAATCGTCGAGGAAAAGCTTCCAATCAAATACATCTTAGGTATTGAAAGAGAATTTGAAGCTTTTCCCGATGCATTTGATATTGTATACATTTATATCAACCGTGCAATAAAACAACCTGATCGATGGGGAGATGCATTTACAAAGCATAGTATTATTAAATACGAGGCAGTAGATTCATCAATTGAAACCATTGAAGCAGGTCTTAAGCGAGCAATCGAATTAGGACTTATTGAATGCACAAATGAAACTGAAGGCAAAGAATCCTATAGAATAATTTTAAACCCATTCGCGTAATGAAATTCGGACAAGATTTTGAGAAAATATTCTTTAAGTTGTCTTTGCAAAAAACAAAGTACTTAGGTCTAATTAAGAAAGGATTCTACACTAGTGAAGAAATTGATGTACTTCATTATTTGGCATCGAAGTTTTATGATAAATTTCATGAGACTCCTTCGCCAGATCAAATGAAATTATTGATTCAAAAATCAAATAGTAAAGTAGACCCTGATATTATTGATGTTATTTATGCCGCAGATCTAACACAGTACGATGAAGATTGGTTATTAAGTACTGCAGAGTCTTGGATCAAGTGGAGAAACTTTGACACCACGTTAATTGATACAATTGAGTACATTAAAACAACAAAGGTAAATCCTGAGAATGTTGATGACATAATTGGTAAAGTTAAATCGTTAATCAATGATAGGAATTCACTGGTGTTCAATTCTGATTTGGGATTGGATTTCTTCAATGCATCAGATCACGTTCAAACTGGAGTTGCCAAATTCTCAACGGGTTATAACTTCTTAGATAGAGCTTTAGGTGGTGGATACGATAAAGATGGTACTCTGACAGTTTATGTTGGTGAACAAAATATCGGTAAATCCATCTTCTTGGCAAATGATGCGGCAAATTTCGTGAAGATGGGTACCAATACCGCAGTTATTACCGCGGAGATGTCAGCTTATAAATTCATGAAACGTATCGGATCTAATTTGTTATCGATACCGATGCAAGATTACGATGAAAAATCCAAGAGTGGAGAATATGTTGCTCGAAGATTAGAAATGGTTGGTGATGGTTTAACACCTCCAGGAAACTTATTTGTAAAACAATTTCCAACATCGCAAGCAACCGTGCCGGATATCGAAGCATATCTTAAACAGATCGAAGAGGAGAAGAAGATCAAATTAGGAGCCGTAGTCATCGATTATATTAATATCCTATCAAACTATAGAAATCCAAACTCGGAGAATACTTACTTAAAGATCAAACAGATCGCAGAGGATTTAAGAGCAATGGGTGTTAGAAATAAATGGTTGATTGTAACTGCAACACAGATCACAAGAAGTGGTTATAACTCAAGCGACATTACTTTAACCGACGTTGCAGAATCTGCAGGTCTTTCACATACTGCCGATGTGATGCTCGGTATTATTCAAGATGACATCATGAGAGCAGGGTACGAATATTGGTTGAAGATCTTAAAGATCAGAGATGGAGAAGGTAGAGGTGTTAAATGTAAATTAAACATCAATTATCAATTCATGCGATTAACAGAAACGGATGACATTAGCAATTCAAACATACATCAATTATAAAGATATGATACCAGGTACTCCAACGCCACGCACCAGAGATAAGATATTTGAAAATACTTTTGAAGATCAATCATTTGATCTTGATACCAGTATATCGTTTCAAATATCACCACAATATTTTGATAATATTGATGAAGAAGAAAAGATCCATCTTGATATGGTAAGAAGAGATATTCATGCTCTGATTTTAACATCTCGATTTAAATCTTTTAATGATTTAGACGATTTGGCTGAATCAAAAAAATTAAAGAAGTTAGATATTAATGAGATTTATGAATTTGTTTCTACAGAATTACATGCAAAATATTCATTAATCGAAATATTCGCAGAAACTGCTGATTATTTTAATATCAATTCCAGTAAATTCTACACTTCTTTAAGTAATAAATTTAAAGATGATTTAATTCAAGCCCTAGATAATAGGACGAAAATATTAAGACGTAAAAAAATAAATCGATTATTCTAATGATTGATGAAAAAATATTAAAGCAACCGGTAAAAAGAGTGTGGGTCTTAGGTGACCTACACTTTGGTGTTAGATCTAATTCTATTGAATGGTTAGAAATACAACAAGAATTTTTTGAAAAGGTTTTCATACCAACTCTTGAAAGAGAGGTTCAACCGGGTGATGTGTTAGTTCAGGTTGGTGATGTATTTGATAATAGACAAAGTGTCAACCTAAAGATCCTACATTATTCGATCGAATTGTTTGAGAGACTTGGTAAGATTTTACCAGTTCATGTAATATGCGGTAACCACGATATTTGGGCAAAGAAATCAAACGAAGTAAGTTCTATTGATACCTTAAAATGGATTCCAAATGTTCAGGTTTATAAAAAGACTAAAACATACAAGTGGGGAGACAAGAACATCTTGTTAATGCCTTGGAGAAGAGATACCACACATGAGATTGAAACTCTTGCAAAACACCCAAGCACTAACATCGTATTTTGTCACTCTGAAGTAAATGGTGTATCTTTGAATTCAAAGGTGAAAAACCAACATGGAATCGATATTGATAATTACAATAATTATTCTGCAGTTTATTCAGGACACATTCACTATCGTCAGCAAAAGGGCAAATTAAGATTGGTTGGTACTCCATACGAGCTTACACGTTCCGATTCCGGAAATAAAAAAGGGTTCGATCTTGTAGATTTAGAAACAATGGAAGAGACATTCTTTCAAAATGAAGTATCACCTAGGTTTTTAAAATTTAATTTGAAGAGTTTATATATGACTCCTCTTGAAGAGTTTAGAAAACAAATCAAAAACAATTTCGTAGATTTATACGTACCTGCAAAGATTGCAACTTCAAGTGCGCTCTCTAAACTAATCAATAAGGTACAAAAAGATTCAAGAAAGATCGATCCGAATATCTATGAGGACGATAACCTGATCGATAAGGATTTGTATGATATGGATCAAATTGAAGATCTATACAAAAATTATAATATCATTCATCTTTGTAATTTATACATTGATGGTCTAGGCCATGATGATGAAATGAAACAAAAGTTGAAGAGTCGCTTAAAACTAATACACGATAAGTGTGCTTACAATTACGACTTAGAACAATAGACAGGATATGCAAATAAAATCAATAGAGCTTAAGAATTTTGCCTCATACGGAAATAAGGTTCAGAAATTGGTCTTTACTGAGAACAATGCTGAACTTTTTTTGGTATTGGGTAAGAATGGAGATGGCAAAACTTCGATTGCCAATGCAATTGTTTTTGCGCTGTATGGCAAATTGGATGGTGTTAAAATGAATGAGCTTCCAAATAGGATCAATAAGAACCTAATGGTACGAGTGCATGTACAATGTAAAAATATTGAAGTTGTAATTGAGCGAGGACTCTCTCCTTCGTATTTTAAAGTTCTATTGAATGGAATCGAATTTGATAAGGCTGGTAAAAAGTCAGTTCAAGATTACTTAGAGGAAGAAGTTTACGGAATTCCATATCACGTTTTCAAAAATATCATCATATTGTCGGTAAATGATTTTAAATCATTCTTAACGATGTCTCCTAACGATAAGAAACAAATTATCGATAGGATGTTTGGGTTCTCCATCTTGAATGATATGCAAAAGGCAATCAAAGAGGAGAGAAAGAATTTAAAGATTGATTTAGATTCTTATGAAAGGGACTTAAAACAGATCGGCGAAAACATTACTTCAGTTCAATTAAAGTTAAATCAATTATTAGCAGAGTCAAATCAAAAGAATAAGGAAAAGATTCAAGAATTAAAACAAAGATTGATTACCTTTGATACCAATAAAAAGAAACTTGAGGACGCTAAGGAAAAGATAGTTGACAACATGCAGTTGAAATCTAAAGATTTAGAAATCAATAAAGCATCTTACAATAAAATGGTTTACGAAATGGCTGAATTAAAAAAGAAACTTGAGTTATACGAGAGTGGAACATGTCCAACATGTGAATCTCCATTAACAACAGATTTTCATCAGCATCGTAAAGATCAGATTTCAACCAAAGTTTCTACGATGCCAGAAAGGATTAGCGAATCAAAGGTAATAGTTGATGCTATTGGAGTTTCGATCGCAGAATTAAGAAGCAAAGAGACCCAAGTTTTGGATAAGGTATCTTCATTGAATGTGAACATTAGAAACCTAAAGAATGAATTGTTACAGATCAAAGAAGGTATGGAAGGTACCGAACAGTTCGATCACATGAAACAAATCATTGAAGACTTTCAGGCAAAAGAACAGGCAACGGGATCTCAAAAAGATAATTATGCTGGAGATTATGCATTCTTAGAAATAGTTGAAGATGTTTTAGGAGAGGATGGAGTAAAGAACTTGGCAGTTAAAACTATCTTGCCTGGTTTAAATGCAAATATCAGCGCAATGTCACAAACTATGCACATTCCATTTCAAATCAAATTCAATGATAAATTCGATTGCGTCATCACGCATTTAGGACAAGAGATTAACGCAATGACCCTTTCAACTGGTGAGCGTAAAAAAGCCGACTTTATTATCATTATCGCGATCATAAAGATCCTTAAGCTGAGATTCCCTCAATTGAACCTGTTATTTTTGGATGAGTTATTAAGTTCTGTAGATCAGGACGGTATATATAATATCTTAAAGATCTTAAGTCAAGTGATCAAGGAGAGCAAAATTAATACATTTGTAATTAATCACAGTACGTTGCCCCATGAAATATTTGATAAGAAGTTACAGATCTATAGAGATAATGGTTTCTCTAAATTTGAAGTTGAGGCCATAGATTAAAATATATAAACTAATTATGGCTTCGTATAACACACAATATAATTTCGATGATAGCGTGATCCGTCACGTAATAATTGGTCTATTGGCTGATTTAAACAACAAGGTTTATTTCTATCGACAGATGGATAATAAGACCAGGGTTGCAATCGATGTACCCTTTTATTATTCGGTAACCGGAGATGATCAATTTCTAAGAGACAATTTCTTATTCTCAACTCCAGACGGAGCCAACTGCAGTCCAGATGGAACTCCAGCCGACGGTAATTATGATAGAGTACCAAGAGGAGTTGCAAATTTAACTTCAATTAATATTGAATCTGCGAAATTGGTAAATAAAAGAATTAGAGGAAATTATTCTAAGTTGGATGATCAGGGTGCAATGCAAAGTTATACCGCAGAATTCATGATGATTCCAGTTACGATGGCAATGGACATCGATATCATGGTTAGCTCTCAATTGGATTCTTTGAAGATTACCGAAATGATCTTAAAGAAATTGTACAAATCAAATTATTTCTATGTTGAAGTCGGTCATCTAAGTGAAGGTACATATAAGATTGCATCTTATTACGCTCTGCCAGATGACTATACAAATGATCGTCCGATAGAATACACATACGACGATAAAGGCAGATATAAATTAACCTTTGAAATCCAAGTAAATACTTTCCTACCAGTATTCGAGTTCGATACCGAATTGCATGCCGGTAATAGAATGTTTACAATTGATCTTACGGTTACAAATCAAAATCAAGCTACTTTCGTAGGATTAAATCCATCCCAAGGAGATACCGGTGTTATTAATCAAGCATCTCTGGGATCTGCGGTAACATCTCTTCCGCAACAGGATAATAATCAATCGATCTTAGACAACCAAAACACTCCATAATATAAGGATATATAGTCAAAGCATAAAAAAACATATAAAAAATGAAAACAAACATTCTTGCACCAGTACATATTTCTGAGAATGCAATACAATTTTATCTAAATAAAAGAGTATTCGAATTGACCGGAAATCAAGTAAGTGAATTAGAGCAAATCCAAGACGCAGATTTTTACAATGCTATCAGTGCATTTGAATCATTCGAATTTGGTACCGACATAGTTAGATGGTACCATGGTTCTTCTAGATTTACATACAATTTAGCTGAAAACAAATTCTTTTGGGGTAACTCAAACATTTTAGATGAATCTTTCTCCAAGCATATTTTAGCGGCAGGAGCAATTAGATATGAAAATGTTAAAGCAGCAGAATTATTCGAAAGCATCCCTACTTTATTAAGCAAAGACAAATTCTTAGTATTAGATTTCGTTGCAACATTTGAAGGTAAAGATTCAATCGTTAGCTTAATTAAAGCTGAAGGTAATATTTTCGTTTCAAGATACAACAATTCAAATAAAATTACAAGATTCTTTGAAGCTAAGAATGCAAACGAGGCTTTAGAATACGTTAGCAAAGAAACTGGTGAAGATGCATCATCTTTCTTATTTAACATGTTAGAAGGTGAAAGCGCTAAATTGGCTCAAATCAAAGAACAAAGAAATCAATTTGAATCGATGATCGCATTCTTAAAAGATCAAAGAGAAGTTATCTCAGGAGCAAACAAATCTGTTGCAGAGATTAAAGAGGCTGATAACTTAATTTCAGATGAAATCAAAGTATGGGAAGGCAAGATTGCAGCTTTAGAAGCATAATCATTTTTAAATACTCATAAAACTAAAAGGGACCAATCGGTCCCTTTTGTAATTTAAACAGTTTCAACATTTTGTATATAATAAAACAAAAGAACAATAATTGTGAGCGAAATTAAAAAAGCACCCCGCAAAAAGAACTATCTGAATAATCCTGATTTTTACGCAGAAATCGTTAAATCAAAAGAACAAGATAAGTTAACAAGAGACGCCGAAAAGATGTTAATCCTATTGGCCCAAAAGACAATCAACAAAATGAAATACGTTGATGATAAAGATCGAGAAGATTGTCTACAATTCGGTATTTTAGATCTGTTAAGATATTGGAGAAGCTTTAATCCTAAATATACCAATGCATTTGCGTACTTTACAGAAATTGCAAAGAAGGGTTATGCAAAGGGTTGGAATCAACTACATCCAGAAAAATACAAAGGAACATTATCTCTTGATCGAGCTGGTAGAGGAGGAGAAGATGGTGATTCCGGAATCTATAGTCTATAATGTCAATAAAAAATGTTAGACCCACGAAGAAGTCTGGATTCAATCAAGGTTATTACAATCCAGTAAATCCAGAAAAATATGCTGGAAGTACTCCTATTATCTACAGATCTTCATGGGAACGTAAGTTTATGATATGGTGCGATTCTAATCCATTGGTGTTATTATGGTCTAGTGAACCAGTTGAAATAGAATATCTTTATAGAAAAGACCAGAAGATCCATACATACAATCCTGATTTTTATATTAGGGTACAACAAGATGATGGAAAGGTCAAAGAATTCATTGTTGAAATTAAACCAAAACAACAATTAATGAAACCAGAGCCTCCTAAGAAAAATTCAAAGAAGGCAATTGATTCCTATAAGTTTTTAGCCGAACAATACGTTAAGAATATGGATAAATATGTAGCTGCAAAAGCATATTGCAAGAGCAGAGAATGGGGATTTATAGTATTAACAGAAGATTCAATAAAAAATTTAAAATAAAATGTACATTTATTTGATAACCAATAATATGAAAAGATATCATTTTGAAAATTGTAAAAAATATAAATGGGTTACATTAAACAACAAATAAAGGTATTAATCAAAGAAGCCGGAGATAAAAAGAAGGCAAGGATGATTTCTGAGGAATGGTTCAGAGAAGGACTTAAGGACAGGAAACAAAAAGATGTTACTCCAACCGCGAAGCCATTTAAACCAGGAAAGATCTATGTTTTTGATTATGTCCATCCTATCGGTGAAAAAGAATTGGATTGGTTCGATCGTAAACCAGTGGTATTAGCGTTAAGTCCAATAAATGAAACAACTGATTGCGGAGTTAATTTAAACTTGCTTCCAGTTAAATTCAAAGAGGACTTTTTAGATGCGTTTTATAAAGCATTTGAATCAACAATAGACGTGTCAACAAAACAAAAACCAGATGACGCATTCTATCAGAGACCACTAATGAACATGAGATACGATCATATCAAGAAGTACATGGACAAATTCGGATATGGTTTTGCAGTTAGAAGATACAATGTAAAGAGGAAAAGAAACCAAACAGTGGTAAGCTACGAAAGTTGGCCTCGCATAGTTTTATGTGACTTTACGAAGATCTTTGGATCTACCGTATGGGCAGTTAGAAGACTATTCGCAGAGTATTATATTAACAGGAAGAAATTGTAATTGAATATATAATTAGATAAAAAAACGCAAGTTATGGCTGGATTCATAGAAAGAAACGGACCTCTTAGTACAAATCGAAGAGCATTTAATTTAAGTGACACACTGAAAAAGTTGTCATCCTTTGGTATGTATTACGACGATTTGGTATTGAGGCAATCTCAAGCCATTGGTCCGATGGAGGATCAGTTTGGTTACGGCCAGATGAACCTAATGGGTGTGGATTCGGATGATATTTATGGTGCATTCGCTGCACTATCTATGGCCGATACCAACATGAGAAAGAACATTCCGTTCTTCGACATGAACTACAAATCAAAGAGAGAAGAGTTAAGACAATTTTCTCTGTATGATGAAATTGAAGACATCTTAGATATTCTTGGTGATGAATCCATCGTGTATGATGATAAAAACTTTATTGCATATCCAGTTCTAATAGGCTTGGATGTTTCAACCGAAGTTAATGAATATCTAAACAAAGCATATAGACAAATCTATCAATATTATGGATTTGCACAAGATCAGTCAGCATGGTTTTACTTTAGAAAATGGTTGATTGATGGTTACTTAGCATTTGAAATCATTTATAACCCTGAAATGACAGAGGTTATTGGTTTTAAAGAAATTGATCCAATCACATTGGTTCCAGCATATAACAAAGAGGATGGTAAGAAAGTTTGGATTCAATTTAAAGACGATCCAATCAAAGAAAGAAAATTGTATGATTCTCAGATCATCTACATCTCTTACTCATCGATTACTACAGCATCCAGAATATCATACGTTGAAAGATTAATTAGAGCGTTCAACCTATTAAGGGTAATGGAACATACCAGAGTAATTTGGGCCGTTACAAATGCTTCTTATAGAATGAAGTTCATCATACCAGTCGGTGGTAAATCAAAGACCAGAGCAAAACAATCGTTAGCTCAATTGATGAACAATTACAAGGAGGTTGTAGACTTTAACTGGGATTCAGGTCAGTTGACCACAAATGGTAAGCCAATGTTACAATTTAATAAAGAATATTGGTTACCGTCGAAAGATGGTGAACAACCGGAAATTGAAACATTAGGTGGAGAAGGTCCAGAAATTAATGATACCGATGCATTAAAATACTTCTCAGATAAATTAAAGCACGTTTCTAAAATTCCTTTCAATAGATTTGCATTTGAAGATGGTGGTGGAGAAGAATCATTCTCGGCAGATGGAATGATTAGAGATGAGATCAAGTTCGGTAAATTTATTAACCGTTTAAGATCTTCTTTCCAAGAGATCTTGGTTAAACCTCTATACATTCAAATGTGTTTGAAGTTCCCTGAATTCAAAGAGGATCCTGCATTTAAGACTCAAATCGCACTTCGATACAACGAAGAGAACATGTTTGCGGAAATGAAGACAATGGAGATCATGGAGAAGAGATTGGATTTCATATCAAAAATGCACAGTGATTTAACGATTACAAATCAAATGACAATGGAAGAAGAGTCTTACTTTGATATGGACTTCTTGGTTGATAAGTATCTTAAACTTAACCCGGATGATAAGGCTGCAAATGAAGCTGCAAAGGCTAGAAAAGAAGCTGAAAAGGCAAAGGAACCACCTAGCGATATGATGGGAGCCATGGGAGGAATTGGAGGAATGGGCGGAGGACTATAATATAAAATTAGATAGATATAAAATGAAAAAGTATTTAAAAACATTCGAACAATTTATAAATGAAGCCGATCAACCGATCAAGGCTCCAGATTCTAAAGTGTTCATCGATGATGTTATCTTAAGTAGCGGTAAAACTATTAAAAGCGCAGAAATATTAGGTGCTATTTCAGCATCTGAAACAGAAGACAAGTTTAAGTCTTATTTCTTTGAAACCTATGGTGAAACTGCATTTGCTCCAGAAGACATGTCGAAGCTTCTTACATATTACAATAAATATAAAGAAGAAGAAAACCAAGAGCAAACTGACAAAGAACAAAAGGAAAAAGAGTCTGGTTCTGATGCAACCGGTGATGAAGCATCTACCGATAAAGAAGGTTCTGATACAAAGGACGAACTAGCAGGCCTGTAATACTTAAAAAAGTCAAATCGACAAAGGATATATAACCAAAATATAGTATCAAAATATATGAATACAGCTAAAAAGCTCTTGATTCTTGAAAGAAGTGGTTCAACGTTGGAATTCACCCAAGACAGTTCTGGCGCCTATGTGCTTGAAGGTGTTTTCGGAGAAATCGATAAGTTAAACCGTAACAATAGAATCTACACCGAAGCAGAATACCTACCTCAAATTGAGTCTCTGCAGTCTAAAATTAACTCATCTAAACTTTTAGGTGAATTAGATCACCCTCAAAACTTCGATATTTCTTTAAAGAACGTATCACACATTATCGAAGAACTAAGATACGATAAAGCAAACAAACAAATCTTAGGAAAGATCAGGTTATTAGATACTGATGCAGGTAAGCAAGCTAAAGCGTTGGTTGATGCTGGAGTTCCTTTACATATTTCTTCTAGAGCAGCTGGTACCGTTGAATCTGATGGTAAAGTTAAAATCAAACAACTTTTTACCTATGATTTAGTAGCAGATCCTGGATTTTCAAATGCAGAATTAAAGAGAGTTAATGAGGCTTATGGCTTTGGTGATACCGAGGATCTCTTAATTTATGAGATAGATAATACTACAAACACAAACACACAAATAAAAGAAGCAGAAAAAATGGAAAATCCAAGATTTGTAAGCAATGAGGACTTCAATAACTACTCAAAGTACTTAGCTGAAGAAATTAAAGCTTTAAAAGAATCAATCACTAAGATGAACGATTCAGAATCATTAAACACTAAAGTTGAAAAATTAGAGGAATACTCTTCTTATTTAGCTGAAAAAATGAATCAAGCTATTGCTTACTCTGAACATGTTGCAGAAAAAGCAGATCAAAGCATTCAATTTGCAGATACATTAGCTGAAAAATTAGATCAATCAATACAATACGCAGAGCATATCGCTGAAGGTACTGAACAAATCAAAAACTACACAAACTATCTTGCAGAATCTTACAATGACGGAGCAATCACTCACGAAAATGTTAAGAAGTACATGGACTATCTTAAAGAAAACATTGAGAAAGTTACTGAGTACGCTGAATATGTAGCTGAAACAGTTAATACCAATTTATTAATGGAAGCTGATACCGATGCAGGTATTGATGCTGAAGATTTAAACGGTAAAACTAAAGACGTTTCTGGTAAAATCGAATTCGACGGTAAAATCGTTGATCAATCTGCACACGATGATTCTAAAGAATTAGAAAAAGAATTAGATGGTGAAGATGAAGCTGGAAAAGAAGTTGTAGAATCTATCGATAGAATGGATGCATACAAATCAGAAATCTCTTCTAAATTATCTGCATTGTTAGAAAAAGCAGCAGCAAAACAAGTAGCTGAACCTCATTTCTTTAAATTCATCTCTGAAGCAAAGAAGGAAGAATTCAATACACTTTCAACTGAAGAAAAAACTTTAGTAGTTAAATCCGTATCAAATAAAGGTTTCTTAACTGAATCTCAAATCTATGCTCTATGGAGTAACACTTTAGCAGGAGCTCAAAACGTTTCAGGTAATGAACCTTACGTTGTAAGCGCAATGCCTAAAGAATACAAAGAAACTTGGAATAAATTATCTGAGTCTAAGAAGAATCAATTGTTAGCACAATCTAAATACTTTAGATTAGAAACTGAATATCAAGTAAGAAACTTTTGGCAAACAAGAGATCTTAGAGAAACTACAACCGTAATGGAAAAAGTAGAGATAATCAATGAGAAAGCAGAAGTTATCGAAAAGAAAACTATGCCTTATGATATGACAGGTGTTGCTGAGTCTTTGACTAAGAAATTCAAGAAATAATAATACGTATAAGCCATGAGACATATTAAATTATTTGAACAATTCATTAACGAATTAGCGATCAATGAGAGCGCAGTTTCATCTCTCAAAATAATCAAAGAAGAATACAATTACAATGGAATCAATCCTAATGTAATTAAAGGAAAAAAGCTTTCAAAACAGCAAGAAAAGGCGATCGATGATCCAAATTGGATCAAAGCAATTGTTGCTAATGGTAAAGTTGAATCTGATGTTTTAGCAGATGAGAATGATAAACCATTCTTTTTTGAGAAATATGAATTCGGACAAGAAATTGCTAAACAAGTTGATGGTAAATTAGTATGGGCACATATCGAAATAGATGGTAACAAATTCTTAAATACATCTAGAGGTCCTTGGATCATTACAAAATAATTTACTAATACATTTAAAATGGGTTCTTCCTTACGGTCGAACCTATTTTTATCTCAATCAAACTGAAAAAATTAAAAAATTCATTTTTTCAACTAGATATATAGTACTATAAGAATAATAAAATACTTCGACTCTCAGATAAGAAGCAAAAATCTGAATTATGTCGAGCAGTTATCGCACGATAACATAAACATAAAAAAACATTTTAAAAACAAAATGGCACAATTAATTAACGAAGCTGAAATCAGAGAGACATGGTCTCCGATTATCGAATCAGCAACTGGTATCAACGATGCTAGTAAATTAGCTTGGATGTCTCAGTATTGCCACAACCACAAGTTGTATGAAGATGCGAACATCATGAGATTAGATCCAACAATGAACTTAACTGGTATGGGCGCAACATCGTTCCCTTCAGGTTTCGGTTCTAACCCTGCTTCAGTAGGTTCTGGTGATAAAGCTCCAACTTTGTTACCTTTAGCAATGCAAGTTGCTGCACAAACAATCGCATTAGATTTAGTACCAGTTATTCCAATGGCAGGTCCTATGGGTCTATTATCTTACTTAGATTTTATCTATGAAGGTGGTAGATTAGATAATGGTGTTGCTCCAAGTTACATCAAATCTAACTATGCTGGTTTAACTACTGACCAAAATGGTACTGCAACTGATGGTGTATTATTCTACGCTGTTGGTGTATCAAGAATTGATGGTCAAACTATCTACCGTGTATCTGGTACTTTAACTGCTTCTAGCATTTTAGTAGCTGTACAAGCTGTTTCTGCAGGTTCTGCAGCAGCAACTGTTGAATTCGTTAAAGCATTAGAAGATCATATTCCTGATTTCTCTGGTAACAACGCGAACGATACAACTTTACCTTCTAACCCTTCTTATCCTGCAGTTAATGCATACGATAGAAATTCTGGTGAAAGAACTCCAGATAGATTAATGGGTCTTTCTTTATTCTCTAAAGCAGTTTCTGCTGAAACTTTCCAAGTTGCAGCTGCTGTTACAAGAGAACAAGTTCAAGATTTAAAACAATTCGGAGTTGATGCTGTTGCACAAGTTGAAGCAGTATTAGTAAACGAATTGACTCAATCTATCAATGATTTGATCATCTCTAATTTAATCACTTTGGGTACTACTAACGTATCTAATTCATATGCTGCGGGTGAAATCCCATCAGCTTCTGCAATGGACGTACAATTGTACGATGTTAGCAAATTCACAGGTGGTAAAACTGAAGGTTCAGAACATAGAAAAATCTTAACTGGTATCTTGGCTGCTGCTAACTTAATTGCTAACAGAGGTCGTAGAGGTGCAGGTAACTTCGCGGTTTGCGGACCACAAGTTGCTACAGCGTTACAATCAGTTGCAGGTTACGTTCCAAACCCATTCGCTAACACAGTATCTCAAGCTGCAGGTGCAATCTACCCAGTAGGTTCTATCGCAGGTGTACAAGTTTATACCAATCCAAAATGGAAATGGTCTAACTTCGATGTTATCGTTGGTAGAAAAGGTGATGGTAATGGTCCTGGATTAGTTTTCATGCCTTACTTAATGGCTGAATCAGTACAAACTATCGCAGAAGGTACAATGGCACCAAAAGTTGCTGTTAAATCTAGATTTGCATTAGTTGAAGCTGGTTTCCACCCAGAAACTCAATATGTGAAATTCAAAGTAGGTAACGTTCCAACTTCGAACACAGCATGGACAAACTTGATCTCTTTATCTTAATTCTTATTAAGAATAAATTGATTTAAATATTCCATAAATCTGAAAGGACTTCCGAAAGGAAGTCCTTTCTTTGTTTAAACAGAAAGTGGAATATATAGTGTATAACAATACAATAAATACTATGGCATACAAAAAGAATTTTGAAAATTGGTATTCTCTAACTTTAGAATCCATGGAACCAAAGACAGCAGAAAAAACGAAGGCAACAGAAAATAATGATGCTACTACCGCTGAACCAGAAACATCAACAGTGGGTGTTGAAACTTCAAATAGAACTGAGATGATGAGCGATGTTGATACGATCATGAATCAATTATCAAAACTATCTGTTACCGTTAAAGAATCTGTCGATTCAATAGATTTATTTGAAACAATAGATATTGAAGAAGAATTAAACGAAGAAGAAACTTTAATTTTTGATGAAATTGGAGAAGACTTAGTAAAATTACAAGATCAAATCGATTCTATGCTTAAGTGGGATATATCTGATCCAAAATGGATAGTAGCTCTTAAAGGTATTCAATCTGCATGTAATAAAGTAGATGATGCAATTTCAAAAGCTGATCAAAAGCTAGGAGCAATTAAATACAATGAATCTGAAATTAAATTAAATGAAGAAGAATTATCAGAAGTATTATTAGAAAGAGGTGGAGATGGTCCAGATGTTAGAGCTGCCGCAGGAAAGGTAGCAGACTGGTTATTTTTTGCTCCTAGATATAGAAAAATGCAGAAGAAGATTAATGCAATGAAGATGCATGCCGCGGATATTGGTTTTGCAAAAGATAATTTGACATCAGCAGATCCTAAAAAAGCAGCATTGGACGCAAAGAAAAAAGTGTTAGACGGACAAATTAAAGATCTACAAAGTTCAGTTGATGATAAGGCTAAGGAAAGAGGCGAATACATTCAAAAGGTATTAAGTAGAGAAAAGATTTTAGGTCAAATGGAATTGATCAAAAGAACGACAGGTAATGAAGATTTAAGTCCAGAAAAAGTTGCAGATCTGAAGACTTCGATGCAGAAGTTAAAACAAAGATATGCAGAAGAGGAAGCTGCGATAAATCAGCTTAAACAAGATGCCAAAGAGCAACAACCACAACCTAAGAAGCCTGTTGACAAAAAGAAGGATGATGCTAAAAAGTATTCTAAAGAACGCGAAGAGGCTGCAAAAAAGAAGAAAGAAAAAGAAGCTACTGATAAGGCAGAGAAAGAAAAAGAACCGGTAAAGAACGCAAAGGACGATAAGTTAAAGAGAGTCGAAGACATGATTAAAAAGGAGGAAGAGGCATCAAAGGATAATCCAGAGGTTAAGAAATTACAAACTGAAATCGACAATCTGGAAAAGAATTTAGAAGATCTTAAAAAGGATCCAAAGAAAAATGCGGATTCTATTGATATATTATCAAAATCGATTCCTAACAAAAAGAATCAATTGCAAAAATTAAAGGCATCTGGAAATCCAAAGTTACAAAAACTAAAAGATCTTAAGGACAAGATTTCTGCAAAAGAATCATGGCAGTTAGAAGGAACCGAATTAGGTAGATTATTTGAAATGGAAATTTCTAAGTTAGAGATGGAATATGCAATAAATGAATCTAAGTACTCAAACATTTCTATCTCAGATAAATTAAAAATGTTATTGGGATAAATTATTTTTTAGAATTCTTAGAATTCTTTTTAGCTAACTTAAGGAACTCTTGCTGTTGATTCAGTAAGAGTTCTTTACATTTCTTGCGAAATTCAACTGAAGACTTAAGAATACGGCTATCGACCATTGGAGCCTTTAAGACATCATGGTAGCTTGGATGCACAAAGTTTTCTAAAGAGAAATCTCCCATCTTTGCACGAATCGGTTCTCCTGAAATTGCACAGACCCAGTCAATTGTTTGATAGTTCTCTTCCAAATCTCCACGCTCTACGATCTCTCCGGTAGACCAATCATAATAAAGCTTATTGGTATAATTAACAGCAGTGAACGTGTAACTATGCTGTTCGAATAGAATATGTATAAATTGATCGGATTTACAACGATCCCTTAATAAGGGATAGTCCATCAGTAACCTACGCTGGGCGCGAGATAGGGTTGAATATTGAATCCCAAATCTGTTCGACGGCCACATTCCAGCGGTACGCTTAATCTCTGGGTATTTCTTTTTAATCGCCATATCATATATGTATTTGAAACATTTTAGGCATGCCGCTTATAAGTTAAATAACAAATAAAATATGATCGCCAACGCACTATTTACAGAAAAGTATCGCCCAAAAAATTTAAGTGATTTAATCTTGCCAGAAAGAGTAATGAGTAAGTTTAAAGATGGTTTGACCCAGAATGTATTATTTGCTGGATCTCCAGGAACTGGTAAGACATCTACAGCAAAGGCAATCATTAATCAATTTGAACTTCCATACCTTTACATCAATGCTTCAACCGATACTTCAGTAGAAGTGATTAGGACCAGAATTACTGATTTCTGTTCAACCATGTCAATTCTGGATGATCGAAACAAATTCAAAGTAGTTATATTGGATGAGGTCGATGGTGTCTCTGATCAATTCTTTAAAGCGTTAAGGGCAACAATGGAACAATTCGCTGGTAATTCCAGATTCATTGCAACTTGTAATTACATCAATAAATTGCCAGATCCGATCCTGTCGAGATTTGAAGTGATCAATTTTGATTTTGACAAGTCAGAAGAATTGGAATTGACAAAGAAGTACATCAAACGTATCCATGAGATCTGTGCCAAAGAAGAGATGACAATTGAAAAACCCGCGTTGGTTGAGTTTGTACGTCGTAATTTTCCAGATCTTCGTACAACCTTAAATAAGTTACAGGGTTATAAATCACAAGGAACGTTAAGCATCTCAATCGATGATGTAAAGAGGTTCAATTCAGTTTATAAAGATGTGTTTGACTTGATATTCAATGAAACCGATCCAGTAAAGAACTATAAACTATTGGTAAGTGAATATTCAAATCGAATAGACGAGGTTTTACAATCATTGGGTTCAGATTTTGTAGAGTACATTCAAACTGAAAGACCAAACCATGTGAAATGCGTTCCTCAGATTATTATTGCAGTTGCGGAGCATCAAGCTCAACGAGTAAATGTTATTGATCCAGTGATAACAATGCTAAGTTGCGTTTATACCCTACAGACAATAATAAGATCATAAACATTAAATAAATTTTACCGTGTCAGGTAAAATGATTATATTTATATATAAATAAATGGAAGATCAAGATATGAAATTAGGTAAACATACATTGCTAATCGATGGAAATTATTTCATCTATAGCAGGCTTTTTGTAATGCCAAGACCCAAGTCTGGTAAATTATTAGGTGATGAAAAGAGTAGAGCTCAGTTTTTACGAAAGCTGTGTATCGATTTTGCCTCAGAGATTAGAAAGATGCAACCATTTTTAGATAAAATTGTATTGACCATCGATTCTAAGTCTTGGAGAAAGGATCTTTTTCCAGATGCAAAATACAAAGGAACCAGAACTCAAGATGATTCTGTTGATTGGACTGGTGTTTATGAGATCTATGATGAATTTAAGAATGTCCTAGCAAAGAAAGGAGTTATTGTTAATCAAGTTAATGGTGCTGAAGCAGATGATTTATTATTTGCATGGTCGACATCGTTAAATGTAGCTGGAGAAAACTGTATTATTTGGACTGGTGATAGAGATTTAATTCAATTGGTTGACTATTCCAAAGCAACAGATGGCTATACATTATGGTATTACAATACCAAAAAGAAATTGATTACATTCGAAGGATTTAATAAAATGATGGGAGGACCCATCGATGATAATTCAACAGATGACGATCTTTTATTTAATCTTGCGAGTAAAACTGCTCTATTAGAAAGGGTTCGTTCTGAAATGCAGGATTGGATCAAAAAGAATGCAATTGAAATTGAAGAGATAAATTGTGATCATTTTATCTTTGAAAAGGTATTGATTGGAGATAAGTCAGACAACATTAAGTCTGTTGTTACTTGGAAAAAGAATGATCGAACATATAATATTTCTCCAAAACAGGCAGAAAAAATCATCGATCAATATTTAAAAGAAGAAGAAACTTTCTCAATAGATCACATGTTTAATGAATCACAGATCAATAAAATTGTAGATATTGTCGATCGAACAATAGGACATTCAACTAAGCCTCAAATCAAAGCACGATTTAATGAGAACCTAGATATTATGTTATTGCATTACAATACGATTCCAGAATCAATTCAAAAAGCAATGCAAATTGAAGTTGATAAAAGTGCAAGCATCGAACCTGAATTAACTAAGTTAACTCAAATGGAAAAGATATTAGAAGGAAGTCATTGGTTAACAGTTAAGGCTGATGTTCCTACAGCATTTGATCCATTTGCAGGTCTGGAGGATGAAACAAATTCAACTCCATTGACTAAAAAATTAAACAATTTATTCTAATGAGCGTTAAACCAACCATAGAAGAGCAAGAACAAATCGAATTGATTTTATTAGAGGCCAATGCGGTTGGTTTGAGATATGAAGTAGATTGGACAGCACAGCAAATTATGCAAGAAGATTTGGAATCAATTAATCCATTGGCAGCATACCAAATGGCATTTCATGAATGGGTTAAATAATTAAAGATGTTAGACGAAACAAAATTATTTGACTTTGTAAAGATTATGTTTACAAAGCCAAAGGACTATAAAGAAATAAAACAGCATACGAAGAAACGCCATCATTTTATGATTCAACGTTTCTTTTCAATTAAGTTTCCTGCAAATGCCCAGTTATTTAATAAGAATGGCATTAATGGTGCATCTGTTATTGATTGTTGGAGTTTAGTAGCACAAAGATTTACAAGTGTTCCGGCATGGGTATACACAAAAACAAAGGCTAGCTCTTCCACAAAAGAAAAAAGCGAATACATACCTAGTGAAGAAGCAATAGAACTTTTTATTCGTAAGAATGAAATTGGTAAAAGAGAGTTTGCTGAACTTAAAAGCTTTGCCAAAAACGATCTTTATGTTGAACTTAAAAAAATAGAAGCATCAATCAAAGTTTATTAATGGACTTCTCAACTACCGATACCGTAGATGTAATAGACATCATACTATATAAGTATAACTATTACGACAATAAAATTTGGACTGGAGTCAAAAATAAAATGGACTTCATCCCAGTAAATGAGCAATCAGTCCTGATATCCCCAACTTTGTTAAAGGATTATATCGATCAGGCATATCCAAATGAACTTAATAAATTCAAGTCAATTGGATCTGAATTTTTGCACAAGGATGCCAACTCAATTTATTTTATGCATTTGATGCTTTCACAAATGAAGCATTTGAAATGGGTAAAATTGACGTTGGATAAAAGTAAAAACTATTCTCGTTTGGTAGCAGATGGCACTGGAGAGAAAAGAATCAGTTTCAGTTATAAAATACTACATGCAACATTTAGACTATACAATATCTTTGATGAAGACGAAGATTTCGAAGGCATCAATAAAATTTTATATTCAATAGATCTTCTTTCTAAAGGAAAACCATACAAGAGGCATAAATTATCAGATATGCTGGATAAATTAGAGATGTGGATGGAGGCAAATGCTCTAGATTTTGACAATGAGCTTGTAGAATGTATTGGAATCCTATTGGATACGATCGAGCCTAAAATGGAAGGAGACAATCCCGAAGTTTTATTGGTTACGGACTACTAATTTTTATTGTGATATATACAGAAAATAATTTGTATTGTCATGTCATTGAAAGAGACCATTTCTAATTTTGGTAAAAGAGAAGCTCTAGTATACATTGTTTTAGGACTTTGGATTATTACTGGTGTTTTTGGTGGTTACAAACACTCAAATTTTACATCACTCGCAACATATTTCGGATCACTTACAGCATACGTCGCAACATACGTTTGGGGAGAATCAAAGAGACCCAGCGAAAAAACCAGCATCTTTGCACCTGGTCCAACTTCACGTAGAGAAATAATGATTTATGTAATTGTTGCTCTTTGGGCAATTGCAGGATTTGGAGCCATCCAATTTAACGCAAATCTAAACGATCTTTCAATTTATTTCGTATCACTTACCGGTTTCATCGCATCTTGGATCGCTGGAGAGGTTTATAAATCTGAGGATAGCGTGGTACTTGCAACTCAATCAGGGCAAAATGGTATAAATACTGTATCAGATAATAACGCAACCGCATAATGATTAAAGGAAATACTGCAAACGAGTACGGCGACTACCTAATAGCTTCTGTTAAAGAACCATACAAAAACGTAACAAACGTTATTGATTGGGAAATCTTGGCAGGTCTATCAGATTCAACAACAGTTGGAACTGTAACTTTGAATGCAGGAAGTACGACGGTTATAGGCCTTGGTACTAATTTTTCTAATCTAAACAATGGAGATATTATTATTGTCGGAAATTTATCATTGGCAATCGATCATATAGTAGACTCTAATAAAATTGAATTAATTAATCCATCACCAACTTCGGTAGTGAACGTTAAATTTTATAGAAGCACAAATCAATATAACAATTTTACATACGAATTTAGATTCTCAACAACAAATAACACGTTCAATGAATTTCATGAATTGAACAAACAAAAGGATTTTGGAGACTTGTTGAGTATGAATTTTAATCCAAGAGAACCTTTATACCTTGATGTTAAAGCAGAGGTAAATACAATTCAACCCGGAAATTCATTGATATTTATTGCGGTAACTTATACCGTGCAAACCGATAATGGAATCATCGAATCATGTCCTCAGTTATGTTTGGACTGTACAGATCCATTTCTTTATTCTGGATGCGCAACCGTAAGAATTACATGTGAGTACGATAATTTATTTCAACCATATAATTTAAATAAGGCACAGCAAGTTTATTTGCAAATGTCAAAATTGGTAAGCGATATCTTTGGACATCAGGTTACCTATTTTAGAACTGAACCGGATCTAAGAACGAAAGATGTGATCCTAATGGAATACTCTTTATTTAATGTTGTTGACCAACAAAATGTAAAGATCTTGGTTCCAGATAATGAATTTCCTCAGGAATCTACCCTAAGCTATGATATGTTTGGAATTGAATTCGAAGAGTTTGAAATTCATATTGTAAGGGACGAATTTGAAAGAGCGTTCGGTTATAAAAAGCAGCCTAGAGAAAGAGACTACATGTTCATTCCAATCATTAACAAAATGTACATGATCAATAGCATTTCATTGGGTGATCGTTTCAATGCAACAAAATCTTATTGGAAGATCAAATTGGTGAAATACCAAGAACAAACAGAGGTCAATCAGGGAATGTTCGACGATGCAACGGATTCATTTGTTACGGGTATTGAAGAAGTATTTGGTGCAGAGATTAAAGAGACCTACGAGAAAGATACAAAACCGATGCAATATCAAACAGTTACAACTTCTTATAGAGATGGAATTAGAATTTTCCAAGACAAATTGATTAATATTGTAGACTATAGTTTATTAAATAGATGGACAGTTGTTTCTAAAAACTATTACGATTTAACGCAGGTTACAAAGAATTCAACTGCGATGGAATATGCAATGATGAGTCAGTTAACAAACACTCAAAACTTTGCAGTTACATTTTGGATGCAACCGCATTTCCCAACCGGTTATGCAGGTGAAGATTTCATCTTTGGAGATTATGATGCCGCAATAGGATTCCAAATCACATTAACCCCTCAACAATTTAATGTAAAGGTAAACGGAATTGTATATCCTTTCATGCATGGAATTACGTTTAATCCAGCATTATGGTACGCAGTAATTATAAATGGTAGCAATGATTTTAAACAACTTTCAACGTATGTTTATTCATTAGATCCATCAATAAATTATACGGGACTTCCACAGAGCGGAAACGATAATTTGGTACCAGTTTATTCTCAAATACTGGATGTTGCGCAGGCTTTCTCATGGAATTCAAACACAAATTACAATATCAGAGGAGCCAATCTGTACTTAACTAATTTAAGATTGTTCCAGGAACCGGTTGAATTTGAGCAACACAATAACGTATTAAATCAATATGTTGTTAGGGATGCTCAATTAGCAACGATCATAGATAATGCAATCCCAAGCCTAGGTTTCCAAAAGTTCAGAAACCCAAGATAACACTGATACATACTCTAAATAATATTATAATATGTCGGAAGAAAAGAATAGAAGCATCAGCGAACAGGCCGATGATATTCGTAGAGAGTTGGATGAATTAATAGGTTCAGATGATAGCATCACAGATATTGTTAACAAAGATCCAGAACTTCCTCCAGCTAGAATAAAGACTCCAGCTAATTTCAGTGAAATGAAGGCAGGAGCCCAAAAGCAGGCCGAAAAAACCATCACTGCCTTAATGAAGTTTTATCTTGATGAGGAAATCATCACCAAAGATGAGTACCTAATTGCAAAGAAAAAGATGGATGAGATGACGATGTCCTCTTTAGTGTATCAATTACAGGCAGGTGAAAGAGCCCTAACAACTCTATTAGAAACCATCGAAGATGGAGAACTTTCTCCAAGAATGTTTGAGGTACTAGCTACATTACAAAAATCAATGTTGGACATCATTAAATCGCAGACAATGTATTTAATGGCAACTGAAGAATCAACCAAGCGTATTGCTAGGGATATTGAAATGTATCGCAAGAACATTGATAAGCAAGAGATTACCAGTTCTGGTGGATCCATTGAAAATGGAAATGTTCAACGTGGTACCAAAGATCTAATGAGATTGATTAAGAACGCTGGAAAGATCGAAGAAGAAGAGATCGAAGACGTAAGTGCTTTTGAAATAAACGAAGAAGATTAATCCTATGGCAGAATTTTCTAGTGATAATGTGTGGATTCCAAAAGAATCGACAGATATCCAAACAACTAAATTGGTTTGGTCGACAAAAACCGTTAATGACTATATTGTAGCAATTGACAAAGGATATCGACCAAATGTAAGTGCACCATTCTATGAAGGTAAACAACACTTGCGTAAAGGTAATATTGTATTTGAATATACCGACGAAGAGATCCAAGAACTAGCACGATGTGCAAATGATATCGTGTACTTTGCAGAGAAATATGCAGTGGTAATGACAGATGATGGTATCAAGCAAGTTATATTGCGTGACTATCAAAAAGAAATGCTACGCAATTTACAAAACAATAGATTTAATATTGTTCTGGCATCTCGTCAAATGGGTAAAACCGTAACGGCATCTATTTTTAACGCGTGGTTTATTACTTTCAATTACGATAAAACAACCTTACTATTAGCCAATAAAGCAGATTCAACGAAAGAAATTATCGATAAGGCAAAGGTCGTAATCGAGCACATGCCGTTTTACATGAAACCAGGTATTATTAAGTATGACGTGATGAACGTAAGAGCTGATAATGGTTGTAGACTTGTAGGACAATCAACAACAGCAAAGGCTGGTATCGGTTTTACAATTCACAATTTATATCTGGATGAGTTTGCGCATATCCACTCAAGCATCGTAGATTCATTCTATGAAAACGTTTATCCAACGCTTTCAGCCTCTAAGATTTCGCGTATCAATATCACTTCAACACCGAATGGATTTAATAAATTCTATGAAATTTATACGGCTGCTGAAAAAGGAGATAATGCATACACTCCAATGCGTATTGATTGGTGGCAACACCCGGAAAGAGACGATGCATGGTATCAAAGAGAACTTAGAAACCTTGGTTCTGAAGATGCATTCAATAGACAATATGGTAATGAATTCGTAAGTTCGTCTTCATTATTGTTATCTCCAGCATCGATGAAGGTGTTAAGAAAAAATGCAAAGAAATACGTGAATCATGAATTAGATGATTTTGATAACATACACATCGACGTAAAGGGTTTCTTAGCCTGGAATCCAAACTTTGATGTCGAAGAATGCGCAAGCGAAGAAAAGTTCTTTGTATTTACCGTAGATATTGCCGAAGGAAATGGAGGAGATTATTCAATCATCAATATATTTGAAGTAAAACCAATGGATAAAAAGAGCATCGAGAATGTTTTAAATCCAGGAGCGATGTACGACTTTTTTAAATTAGAACAGGTTGCGATCTTTAAATCAAATGAACATGTTATTGAAGACTTTGCAAAGATATTGTATACTCTATCATGTGAAATCTTTAACCCAGAAAACGTAAAGATTGTGATCGAGTACAACACATACGGTTCGATCCTATTAAAATATATGTCGACAGTTTTTCCTCAACGAAATGAATTTGAGGATGATATGGTACTTAGATTTAAACACCGTCATGATTCCAGAACCTTAAGCCCTGGTATCAGATTAAAATCAGATAACAAGGCTGTATTTTGCCAAAACTTTAAAAAATTGATCGAGGCAAACAGATTGACGATCTCAGATATTGAAACGGTAAACGAGGCCAGTCTATTCGGTACCCTAAAGAATGGAAGTTACGGAGCCCAAATGGGGCATGATGATGCGATCATGTCTTCGATCATTGCAACTGAATTCTTCAGTACAACCGATTATGCCGATATTGTAGAAGAGCTATTAGATATTATTGATCCACAATTGCATGAATTTATGGAAACGATACTATTTAAAGATAATAGTACCCAGGGAGATTTACAATACGATATTTACGACCTATTATAACAAATGAATTAGTCATTAGATATATAGATTAAGAAAAAATACTTAGAAAAATTATGGCACTTAGTCCTCAATTAGCTAATTTTAAAAGCTCAGGCGTGTACAGATTGGAATTCGACAAATCTATCACCGCTAGTTTTAATTCGCAAACAATCAGATTAGTTGTTGGTCACTCTAAAAAAGGACCTTACAACACACCAGTTTTATGTCAAACTATCGAAGAATTCCAAGGAATATTCGGTAACATTGATTTAAATTTGGAGAGCACTGGAATGTTCTTCCACAGATCTGCTCAAAATGCTTTAAGCAGAGGAGCAATCCTTGCTTTAAACATTGCAAACATTGATAGCAATGATTTAATTGCATATCAATCACCAGTTACCTTTGGTTCTAATCCTGGAACTGTAACATTACATTCTGAAAGTGGTACAAAACCTTTCGAAGAATTTTATAACACAGATAAATTCTGGTTCCCAGAAGATATCGAAGTTATAAATGCAATCGGTCAAGATACTGATAGAGTTTTAAACTTTATCAACATCAAACAGGATCCAATCACAATCATCGTTAGAAAGGCTCAAAATGTAGCACAATTCGATATCACTGCAAGAGAATGGTATGGTAACGGTAACGTTCCAGCCTACCTAAATGATTTCGATTATATTTCAGACTTTATGGTTGATGTATTCGTTTTCAAAGGCGAATTCGATCCAGCTACACTTAATTCAGATCCAGTTTATGGAGCTTATTTCACAAACGAAGGTTTAATTACAGATCAATTATCAAACTTCTCTAACTTAAGACAAGTTTCTTTATTGGCTCAGTACACTGGTTCATTATTAGCAGGATTTAAAGATCTTGAAGGTAATGATTTATATGTAGAAACAATGATCAATGGCGAATCTTCTAGAACTGGTTTATTCTGCGCAGTAAACGCAGCATTAGTAACTTCTTCTACAGGAACTGCAGTTGATTTGATTGGACATGTTTATGATAAGGATCAGGATTATGAATTACTTTCATATTTAATTGATTCTAATGTAACATCAAACGATATTGTTTTACCTTCAAAGGCAGATAACGGTGGAGTTGCAGTTACAACTTCAATAGTAACTACGCTTAACACAAACGATACATTGCATATCAATAATTATGATGCGACTGGGGTTATTCAAGTAGGAGATCTTTTCTTAAAGGCTGGTTTAACCAACGAATACGCAGAGATAATTCATACTGAATTTACAGCAGGAGTTACTATCATTCAATGCTCTGAAGCAATCAATTCAATATATGGAGGAATCGATACAACTGGAGGATCTCATACAATTTACACATACAATATCAATATTCCTAAATATCCACAGTATGATTTCGTAGCAGGACCAGTAACAGGTACCTACGCAGCTATCGGAAACGGTCAGTTCACTGCAACTTTCGATATGACAGGACATTATGGTACTCCAATTAACTTTCCAATCAAAAAGGGAAATTACGTTAATTCAGCAGTTGCAGGAAGATTGGCAAAAGTATTAAGAGTTTCATCAGTAACTGCAGGAAGCATCACAACTTACACAGTAACTTGTGATAGAGATGCAGCAGCATCATGGCCTGGTAACTACGTTCTATCTTTTGAAGATGCAACTACAGTTTACAAACCATTTATTTTATCTGCAGCATTGGTTTCAGCTAAAACAATATCTGGAGTTCTTTCACAATTGGTTGGAACTAATTTATATGATGCCTTAATCGATAAAGATTTAATTGATTACAGATATGTTGTTGATACATTCGCATCATTTGATGCATCAGTTGGTATCTTAAACAAACAAGAACTTTCATACTTAGCGAGTCAAAGACAAAACGTATCAGCTATCTTAAATGCGCCGACAGTAGCAGATTTCAAAAAATCTACGAACCCTTCATTTAAAGATGCAAATGGTACTTTCCAAACTCAATACGTAGCAGACGGTGGTAACTTGGATATGAATCCAACTAACTTCTATGCATTACCTTCTATTAACAATGGAGCTAACTATGCATTCTACTACGGTCCAGGTTTAACCGTAACTGAAAATGGTAAGAGCTTTACAGTTCCACCAGCAGCTTACGTATCAAACAACTATATCGACAAATACTTCAACGCATTACCATGGTCAATCGTTGCAGGTCCAAGAAGAGGGGTTGTATCTGGAATCAATGTAACTGGAGTTGAATATCCATTCAGTAAAGCAGACAGAGACATCTTAGAACCATTCGGTATCAATCCGATTGTATTCCAAAGAGGAGTAGGTTCAGTTATTACTGGTAATAAAACAGGTCAGCAATCGGTTAAATCAGCACTTTCTTCTGCACACGTAAGAGAGGTATTGATTTACATCGAAGAAGGTTTGGCTAAGATCTTGAAAAACTATGTGTTTGAATTTAACACAGCACAAACAAGATTAGAAATCAAAACTTTAGCCGATTCATTCATGACCGGTCTTAAAGCTGATAATGGAGTTTATGACTTCAAAAACGTAATGGATCAAACTAATAATACGCAAGACGTTATCGATAACAACATGGGTATTTTAGATACATTCGTTGAACCAGTTAAAGGTTTAGAGATTATCGTACAAAGAACCACAGTTCTTAATACAGGTGCAATCTCAACTGGAAACTTTTCTTAATAAATAGATAAAAATATAACACAAATAAAATGGCTTTACCACATTATTCACAAGATCAGACCTCGAAGAAAGGCATGCAGTACGAACCAGTACAGGCGAACCTTTTCGAAGTTACTATATTGCCACCAGCTGGAGTTGCAGGCTCTTCTTTGTTACTTCAACACGTTAACAAAATTACGGGTTTGAATCTTTACAAGGAAATCACACCAGTAGATCAAAAGTATAAGTTCTCTAAACGTTCTTATGCTGGTATGCCGGATGATACAACAGTTGAACCAGAAATCGAGTTCTCATTGAACTTAAATGACTCAAATCAAGCTTACTTGTACAAAACTCTAAGAGATTGGTACAACAAGCAATTAGATCCTCAAACAGGTATCATGGGTCTTAAAAAGGATTACACTGGAACAATCGTAATAGTTGAATATAACAGAGCTGGAGATATTTACAGAACTGTTACATTAGAAGATTGCTTCATCATCTCAGGTTTACCGTTCTTAGAAGAGAACGCATACGAAACTACTGAAGCGCAAATTTTAACAGTTAAATGGAAGGCAAATACTTTCTTGGAAGTATTAGCTTAATATAAGATCAGAAAAGGATGGACGCTTTGCGACCATCCTTTCTTTTTGTAAAGAATATATAATATGTTGATAACATAATACCCCACATGGCAAATACAAACACGAAATTAACAAAGAAGCTTCAAGTGCTTTTAAGCGAAGAAGAGGTTTTCATCCTCAATCGTATCATCTTAAATGATGCACTTGAAAATGAAGAAAGACCTATTTCCATCTCAGCATTTATCAGAGAACTAATTAGAAAAGAAATCGAAAAGAGACCTGAAGAAAACAAAGAATGGAATCGCAGTAAAATCAATAACCTTAAATCTAAGAAATAATGCAAGAAAACGAAAACCTACAAGATCAGTACAAGCAATTGGTAGAGCAGGCCGAAAAAGGAGATCAATCTCAAACGGCGCAGTCAGAACCCATAAATTTGGGAAGGGTAGATATGAAAAGATTTGCCACCCAAACAGCTGAAGAGGCTGATGTTATCCTAGGATATTACAATGTTGAAATGATAAATTTACCATCCGCTGGTAAGTTTTATCCAGCAGATTCAACAATCTCTATTAGATCAGCAAAAGTTGCAGAGATCAGACAATTCTCAACTGTCGATGAAAACAATTTGATCGATATTGAAGAGAAATTAAATTACATCATTAAATCTTGTATTAGATTTGTTTCAAAGAACAAAGTTTACTCGTACAAAGATATTTTGGAAGAGGATAGAATCTTTTTATTGTTATCGATAAGAGATTTAACATTCCCAGAACCAGAACTTAAATTAACCGTAAAGGCTAAAACCAGAGATGGTGAAGAGTTCGATGCTGAAATTGCATCAAAATATTTTCAGTTATCAAGAGTTCCAGAAGAAATTGAAAAGTATTATGACGATCAAACTCGTTCATATGAAATTCAAACTCGTTCATTCGGAACAATTTCAATGAGACCTCCAACGATCGGTATCATGGAACAGGTTACGGATTACATTAGAATTCGTCAAATTGAAAAGAAACCTTGGGATCAGGCATATCTACAAATCCTTCCATACATTCAAAAGGATTGGAGAGGATTTAATGAAGCATCGATCTTTAAAGGTGAAGTTTCGTTTAACGCATGGAATGAAAAGAAATATATGTTGGTTTACAGATTGGCAGAAAAGATGAAGATCGGAGTTCAGCCAGAAATGTTAGTTCAACACGAGGATGAGGAGGTCCTCGTACCAATCACCTTTCGTGACGGAATCAAATCTCTTTTCATTATTCAAGATATCGCTGGAGAACTTCTTTAAGACTAAGTTTTGGATGATTTATCATCTGAAATTACAACCTTCAGAGATCGAAAATATGGAATTCTATGAATATCATTATTACACAAAGGATCTAACCGAAGTAATGAAGAAGCAACAGAAGGGAGAAGAAGGTCAACAAGAGCAACAAAACCAGATGATGCAAAACACTGGAATGAAAATGCCAAAGATTAATGTTCCAACCATGAAGATGCCTTCGATGAAGATGCCAAGATAGTAACGGTGATATATACTAAAAAGAATTAGAAGACATTGAGTATCTTTAAAAGTGCTTTTGAAAAGCTTTCAATAGACAACCAACAAGAAATCGCGCTAGCGACCAGGACTACTGCAGAATCAGTTAGTCCTGGTGGTGCGTTATTCAGCAAGGTTGATGAACTAATTAGAGCTATCAAGGCTACTTCAAAGAAACAAAGTGAACCAAGTGCCGGAGCTGGTACTGCTGGATCTGCAATCATGATGAGATTGATTGGAGGCAAGGCACTTACCGAGATCGGTAGGGGTTTAAGTTTAATTATAGATGCTATTAATAAATTAAAGGGCGAAGGTAAAGATCTTAAAGAAAAAATGATAGGATTGGCGGCAGGTATCGATGCGATCGCAAGGATTGGACCTGCAATTCTTAAATTTGCAGGCTATTTATTTTTAGCCGCACCACTATTGGCAATTGGAGCCATTACTGCTCCTCTATTTGGATTAAGCTTATTTATTATCGTAAAGACATTAGAATGGACAACCAAGCCTCTTACAAATGATAAAACAATGGCTGCCCTACAAGCATTGGATCGAGTTGCATTGGGAATCATAGCGCTTGGTTTGGTGATGGTACTTGCTGTGCCATTATACGCATTTGGTATCACATCACTTCCATTGATTGCTCTTTCCCTACTTGTAATTGGAGGAACATTCTATCTGTTGGATAAATTAGGAATCGATTCTTCGATGAAGAAAACATCAGAGGCATTAGGATTTGCAGCACTTGCAATTCTTGCACTTGGAGTTTCATTCGTATTAACTTCAATGTTATTGAATACCGTTAAAGATCCATGGATCATGATGGCACAGATCGGAGCCCTAGTATTAGGAACCGGTATTGCATTTGCATTAATTGGAGAATTTGCAACTGAGGTACTTAAAGGAGCAATCGTGATGACATTAGCAACGATACCAATTATCTTATTGGGACTTGCCGCGCTATTGTTCTCTAAATCCGTATCACCTGATGAAAGTGGTTGGATTACACTTGCTCAAATCGCAGCAGCAGTTGCTGGAATTGGAGCTGGAATGGCAATTGCCGGAGCCGCAGCACCATTTATTCTGGCTGGAGCCGCAGCAATGTTGGTCGCTGGAGTTGCACTGGTTGCAATTGGATTTGGAATCTCTTCTCTTGCAGCTGCATTTAAAAGCGGTGGAGTTGATGCGTTATTGGCTGACTCTGGACATAAAACAGAAGGAATCTTTGGATTCGGAGGGGGAAGAATGATGTCAAAGATGGAATATTTAATGTATTCGTTAGGTAATTCATTTATGATCTCGCCGATCGCACTGGCTGCAATTTATGCAGGAGCTCCAGCAATGATTATGGCAGGATTTGCATTAAAATCAATCGCATGGGGAATTCAATCGTTCCAATCCATGAAGATCAATTATGATATATTACCAGCTCAGATCGCAAAGGTAACCACTGTGTTAGCCGATGCCTTTGGAGCAGTTGGTAAGAAATTTCCAGGTGGTAGAAACTTTCTCTCTTTCGTTGGACTTGGATCTCAATCCGCAGTTGCCGACGGTATCGACGCAGTTTTAGGTATGGGTAATGCCCTAACCTCAATCGCAGTCGGTATGCAAGGAATGGCAAGCTTAAAGTTCCCAGTATATGAAGGAACAAAAATTGTAAGATATGAAACTTTAGATAATTCAGTTTGGGGCAAGGTTGCATCAAACACTGGAATCATGGTAAATGTTCTGGCAAATGAATTCGGTAAGATTGGAGCACAATATCCAGGTGGTAGTCATTTTTTAAGCTCTTTAATTGGGCAGTCTCGAGTGGCTGACGGAGTTGATGCTGTTTTAGGTATGGGTAATGCATTGGGATCCATTGCACGTGGCATGCAGGATATGGCAAACTTAAAGTTTCCTATCTATGAAGGTACAAAAATCGTCGGTTATCATCAATTGGATGCAGGAGTTTGGGACACCGTAACTTCAAACGTACAAAATATAGTTCATGGTCTTTCTGGAGTCTTTGGCGATATCGGTAAGAGCCCAGAAGCGGATAGAGGATGGTGGTTCGGTAAATCAAAAATCCAACATGGTATTGAATTGGTTAGCGAATTTGCAAATCCAATCGCCGCACTTGCAAAGATTGCACAAGAAATTGCAGATAACAAAATTGATCCAGAAGCAGTAAAGGCCAAAGTTATTGGATTGGTAGGTGCATTTAATGCAGCATACACTCCTGATGCAAAAGGAAATGCTTTGGTAAATGCAGACATGGTTTCAATGACTGGAACACTCGCAGATAAGATCAAACAGATAGTTGATTATGCCGATGGATACGCAACATTCGTTGGACAGTATGGCAAATACGTCGATCACTTTGTTAGATTTAAAGATGCAGTAAATGATTTCGATCAAACAAACCTAAAATTCACTGCAGATCTATTCAATGGTTTAACTTACCTTGCAAAATCTGGAAACGCAATCGATAAGATGGGAGAACAATTGACCAGTGCGATTCAAGAACTTGCAAAGATGATTGAAGATACAAAGAACAATCTAGCAACGAGCGGTCAACAACAGACTGGAATCATGCAAGAGGTTGGAAGTGCAATCTCAGGATTCAGTAGTTCGGTTTCAGGATTCTTTACAGGAAGCTCTGCGCCTTCAACGCCAACAAATGCTGCGATCGCAAAAAATACCGCAGCTGTCGGTAATTTACCAACTACAGCATCACCGAATAATTCACAGGATATTACGGCGCTGGTTGTAGCAATGAATCAATTGATTGCGAAGTTCAACGATCAGACTGGTATGAACGCGCCGATCGTTAGAGTTAGAAACGTCTAAATCTATATAAATGTCTACTCACATACATGTATGTCAACAGTTAGATAAGCCATTCAAATTTTGGAAGGCTGAGCTCTACATGATGCTAGGTCAAATAGAACTTTGGAAAAAGTTTTATGATAAACCTACGAAACTATATTGTGATTCCAATACGCTTCATATCATTGAATCAATTGGAATTCTTGATGCATGGGATGAGGTAGATTCAACCCTATTAGATGAGCCAATAGATATTAATAAGACACAATTTTGGTCTTCAGGAAAGATCAGAGTGATGCAGGCCCAAGAGACTCAATATGTCATGTCAGACCTGGATTTTATCTGTTTTGAAGATCTATCCAAGACCGATCTCTTCTTTCATGATCTGGGAGTATACCATAAAGAGATGTGGCTTTTCAATAATGTATATGCGTCTCCTCGAGAAAAATTAAAAGAGGCAAGATTTAAAATGGATGTTTCTACGTGTTGGATCTCAAATCCATTCAATATGGCATTCATATACATGGGAGACACTCTATTAAATAAAGACTACACCCGAAATGCGATCGGTTACATGAAGAACGCATCGAAATTAGAATCTCATAAATTTAATCGTAATCAATACACTGTTTTTGCAGAGCAACAAATGTTAGCTGCGATCACGGGATCCAATGACTACTCTTACAAATTATTAATCTCTGGAACCTATAAAGATGGAGGCAAATGGTTCTCTAATCGAGATGGAATTTGGAAATTGGGAGACACTTGGAGACATTCAATGCATCTTTGGCTTGACAAATATAATTTTGCGGCAAGACCAGACAAGCAAGAATGGTACATTGAAGTCATCATGGACAAGATCAATGCAATCGATCCAGAAATACACGATAGGATCCAGAATAAACTTTCTCAACTTGATACATATAATGAGTATTTAAGACTCTAATTGTATGAAAGCAATCCATGTAAACTGGACAAAACCATTTTTTGAAAGACACCGATTACGAGGTCACGGCTTTAAAATTCAGCGTGAACTTTCAAGCGAGTACGATCAGCCCGATTATCAATTGTTATACACAATTCTATCAGTTTTACGATGGAAACAATTAAATGGACCCATCAAGCTGTATACAGATACAATAGGGCTCAACTTCTATAAAGAATACGATATTGATTATATCTATAATGAGGTTTCTATTGAAGAGCTTGACAACTATACCGAGATCGATGCGGCTCACTTCTGGACCTCAGGAAAGATTCACTGTCTACAATTCGAAAAGGAACCATTTACGTTTCTGGATCAGGATTTTATTGTAAGAAATACACTTCCACAGATCTGTAAAGATAATGATATTGTAATTGGTCACTGGGAGATTCCTCGAGGCTATTATTATTTCACAAAGGATCAGTTTGAGAAGGAGATCAATCACTATAAATTACCAGAGAACTATAATCCAAACGCCTGGATTCCAAACACTTCTTTTATGTGCGTGAATAACATGGAGTTGATAAAAGAATATGTAGCAGAACATAAGAAGATGGTATCAACAAACGATCCGGTTCCGGAATGGTTTTGGCTATTGACAGATCAAGGTGTTTTGGGTCAATGTTTTAGAGATGGTCGATACAAGGTTGATTCATTGACAGATCGAGTTTTCTTAAGTGATTCTGATTATGGAAATAAATCAAGCAGAAATAATGGAGCTTCAGAAGCATGGTACTGGCCAATAGAGCATGATATTAGTAAAGATGCAGCATGTGAATGGGAACACGTTTGGCTAGCAAAGGTCGTGTATGGACAGGATCCGAATCGAATGGTAATGGATTGCGTTAGATTCTATGATGAGATTTGGTCAAACTTTCCAGATTATAGAATGTTATTAGAGCATCCTCGATTAAGTAAGTATAAAACACAGAAACACTTTTAATGATACAAATAATCAGAACATTTTGGGGAAACCAAGAAAAAACATGGAAAGAGGTTCCAGCAACTCCACTTTTTACGGATGAGGTTGTATTCGTGTGGGGATTAGAAAATGAATCTAGATTCAAATCAATGGGTTATAAAACTGTTTTAATGAACAGAGGTGTAACACAACCTGAATACAGTACGATATACGATCATTTTGCACATAAGCTTAGAGCTCTTAGCAAAGCAGAAAAAATGTATGATGAGTATCTATTTTTGGATTGGGACGTCCATATCATTAAACCGATAGACGATGATTTTTGGAACATCATAAGATCAGGAAACGATGTACAATGTACAACCTATGGTTATCCATTGGATTATGAAACAAAGATACTACAACACATCAAAGACAATCCTCAAAAGGATTGGATCAAAAAATTGGATCCCAATACGTATCCATGGATAAGTGTACAGAATGAACTTATGGAAAAATACAGTTGGAAGTGGGAAGATCTTCAACTGGTACCCAATTTCTGTTTCTTTTATTCTCGTAACAATCAAGTCGCAAGTAAACTATTAGAAATTTATGTTAACGATGGTATAAAAACATGTATTGAAGAATACTGTATGTACATATATGCGGATTGTTCTTTGGAGGAATTCATTAACAAATATGAACCCATTGTAATAAGAGGTAGAGAAGACGATTGTTATCATTTTGATCTTATCGAAGACGATACGATGCGCAGAATAAATAAATTTATAGATACACTTATTTCAAAGAATCTTTACCTAAAACACGTTTAATATGTATTTCAAAAGACCACTAATCAAGACTCCAGTGGAAAATATCCACTATCTCGCACCGATACCAGTGTTCCAAAAACAATTCGATGACGATGAATTACATGAAAGAATTTTTCAATTAGGATTTACCGAGTTAAATGAGGCACAGAGACGAATGGGCCAAGAGTTACCAGGTCGTTACGATGAAGAGAGATATAAGGAGTATAAAGATTGGTATGGAAATAAGGATCAATGGGTTGAGGATGGATTTCCGGCAATAGGTTCAAGGTTTTCAGTACCACCGAATAACTTTTTAGAATTGGATAATGAAGACGTAAAGGAGATGAGACGTCGAATTGAAGAGGCATTTAAATACACCCTGGTTGCAATTCAAGCGGTACCACATGAAGCAGAATTAAATCCAGTCATCACAGAGAGTTGGGCACAATGGTATGAACCGCATCATGGTCGAGGCCATAATAAACACAATCACTGTAGATGGGATCCAAGTGAGGCTCCATTCATCGGTTTTTCTGGAGGTTATTATTTATCAGATGGAGAACCAGTTGAGGATCATACCTATTCTGGAGCATTTGTTTTTCATGTAAGAGATTACGATTATTATGTTAGACCAAAGAAGGGAACCTTAATTTTATGGCCTTATGATATTGTGCATTCAGTAACTCCATTCTATGGTAAGTCTCATCGATGTGTAGTAAATTTTAATATTCAGGTAGATAAAATATAATTTGAAACAAAATAATTGTTATTGATATATAGATTAGTTAAATTAAGTTCTTTAATATACAGAGGGATGGTAGAGTTGGTTTATTGCACCAGTCTTAATTCTAAAATCGAGCTGCATAGTTGAAAAATTATGCTGCAAACACTTTCAAATTCGGAGAAACCTGTTAAATGGCAACCCCGAGCGAAGCTCAATAAAATGAGAACGTGTAGAGACTTAACGGAAGTGGCCTAAGTCAGAAATGATATGGTTGAGATAAAGTCCAGACCACAAAACGAGAAGGTAGTGAAAACTATAGTGGTAAGGAAAACTGGAGACTGTAACAGGTCCGGGGGTTCGAATCCCTCTCCCTCTGCTCCGGGTCTTAAGGTTAAAAACTTAAGACCTTTATTTTTTTAAGTGGTGCCAAATACACTTGAGGTCCAGAGTCGCTAATGACTTTAGAATTGTTTGAAAGAGCAATGAATGGATTTTAAAAACAAACAACAAGCACTATGAGTACACAACCTCAGGCGCATATTGCGCTAAACAACAACCGTCTGAAATCCTATGCAGACGTAGTCTATTTAAAAGACAATGACGAGTTTCAAATCGAACTCTTCAATCCGCACAGCCAATCGGTATTAGCAAAAATTTGGATCAATGATCAATTGATTTCAGACTCGGGTTTAGTTCTTAGACCTGGAATGAGATACTTTTTAGATCGTTACATCGATGAAAATCGTAAGTTCAAATTTTCTACGTACAAAGTTCAAGGAGACAATTCTGAAGTTTTAGAAGCTATCAAAAACAATGGTTCAATTAAGGTTGAATTCTATCCTGAAAAAGTCAAGCTTCCAACATTTCCAGCATTGATTGGCGACAGAACAATATACGGACCACAACGAATTGATGGTATCACATGGGTGAATGGAAACATGCCGCACCAAGCGGGTGGTTTTTTCGGTGGTCCATCGAAGAGCAATGACAATTGGAATTCTAACTTTTATTGTTCAACGAATTCAACAGTACCATTACCTGATTCATACAATGCTTCAAGCACTAGTACGACAACATGGTCCGGTACTTCTGGATATACAACTTCTTCAGGAACTTTCAAATTAACATCCGGAACATTAAGAAGTCAATCATTAAAAAATGAAGTGACAATGGATTCAATGGAACTTGAAACCGGAAGGGTTGAAAAAGGTGGAACTTCAAAACAGGAATTCTCTGCAATAGACATGGATTTCAGTGTTCTTCCAATCACAACCATTGAATGGAAGATCCTTCCAGAATCACAAAAACCTGTCGAAACCACAGAAATAAGAAACTATTGTTCAGAATGTGGTACAAGAATTAAGAAACAATCTTGGAAATTTTGTCCAAACTGCGGAACAAAGTCTTAA